TTTCCCTACACGACGCTCTTCCGATCTGGTAAATTCATTTCCATAATTAAAATCTTGTTGCTCTTTATTAAAACATCCTTCACAGTTATGTGTACATCCACTTACAAAAAGTGTTGTACGCACTCCAGGACCATTTGTTACATCTAACTTTCTAATCTTAGCATATTTCATGATAAATACCTCCCATTTCATTAATAAGATTTACTAATCTATATAATAAATATCTAATCTTATCCATTCATATACATAATACTTCTCCATTATAATCACCGCATTAAGTATTGACGAATATACTAATTATTATGCAAAAAATGAGAGGATTCCCTCTCATTTTTTATAAATGAAGAACTCTATCTCCAATTTCAGCAGTTCTTCCTTTATTCCAATATGAACTTCCTATATCCATAATACCGTTGGTTTCCCAATACTTTAACACCTAATTAAAGGTCGGAGTAGACTATCCCTTTACATAACTAATATATGCATTACCATTATAGTCGTTGAGCCTTATCCATATCTATCGACTTAGGAGCTTGGTTGCGGATTGTCCAATCAAAATACCTTTTTACCATACCTAAGCAATTACTCTTAGCCACTATTTAATTTCTTAAATAGATTGGTAGTATTAAGCTCTAAGGATTTTCCCGCAGTTTCGATAATTTTACGTGAGCCTATATAGTTAACCCACAAGTTCTTCTCATAACTTGTAATTCACTTTCATCATCATTTCCACATGATGGACAGTGCCAAGTTAAGCTTTCCTTATCTAATTGCATTTCACCATTAAATCCACACTTAAAACAAAGATCGGATTTAGTATTGATTTCTGCATATTGAATATTATGATAAATAAAGTTAATTATATCTTCAACAGCTTCAAGATTTTTATTCATATCTGGTACTTCTATATAAGAAATACATCCTCCACTACTTATTGAATGGAATTGTGATTCAAATTTTAATTTACTAAATGCATCTATCTCTTCACAAACATGAACATGATATGAATTAGTATAATATAATCTATCAGTTACATTTGCTATTTCTCCAAATCTTGCTTTATCTATTCTACAGAATCTGTATATTAAATTTTCTGCTGGAGTTCCATAAAGTCCAAATCCAAGACCTGTTTCTTCTTTCCATTCTTTACATTTCTCGTCCATATGTCTCATAACTTCTAGAGCAAATTTTTCTCCCTCTTCTGAAGTATGACTCACACCTAACATTGCTTGAACCATTTCTGCTATACCTACATATCCAAGTGAAAGAGTAGAGTATCCGTTTTTCAATAACTTATCTATTTTTTCACCTTTCTTAAGTCTTGCTATAGCTCCATGTTGCCAATGTATTGGACTTGAATCTGAAGTTACTCCAAGTAACATTTTATGTCTAGTTAATAATGCATCTTTACAAAGTTCTAATCTTTGATCTAGCATTTCCCAGAACATTTCCATATCTTTATCAGCTATTATAGCTATTTGTGGTAAATTTAAGCTAACAACCCCTTGGTTAAATCTTCCATACCACTTATAGTTTCCATTCTCATCTTTCCAGTTAGATAGGTGTGAACGACAACCCATTGGTGGGAATGTTTCACCTTCATAATTTTCTCTCATTATCTTTGCACTTTGATAATCAGGTACTAATCTCTTAGCTGTACATTTAGCTGCAAGCTTAGTTATATAATCATATTTTCCACCTTCAAGACAATTATGCTCATCAAGAACATAAATTAACTTAGGGAATGCTTCTCCAATTTCTTGACCTTTATAGTTTTTCATTCCTTCAAGTCTTTGTCTTATCATTTCCTCACAGATCATTGCCATTTCTTCTTCATATGGGTGACCTTCTTCTATCTCTAAGTAAATTGTACTAAATGGAGCTTGCGTGCTCCCAGTATGTTTTCACATACTACAGACTATCTCTTCACCCTCGTCTTATTTCGTTAGGGTGGACGGCACTTCCCATATAGGAGTTTCACCTATACAGTACGCTTTTCATAATCCCATAAGGATTGTATAAGCTAGTCGTTACACCTTTAAGAGAATTGCTTCTCAAACTTGGCTCGGTATTAACATATCTTGGATTTATATATATTGCCATCTAAATCCAGCAAAAGTTTTATTTTTACCTGTGCAGTCTTTTGAAAGATTTCCACTCTTATATCCTTGATAGTGAAACTCTGCAATAATTGCATTTTCAAATATCTCTCCAGTATCAATATTTTTAACTTTCTTTGCCTTAACAGATGCTGCATTTTCTGGCTCTATTATTCTATTATCTTCATCTAAATATCTGTATACATTTCCTTTAGTTGATCCTCTAAGACCTCTACAAACAGCACATACATGCGAAAAATTAGCTTTATCATATCTTGCTGCCTCACTTGCACTTCCAAATATCATATTGGTAGTAATATTAATTACTTTTTTAGAAGTCGGATTTAACTCTTCTATCGCGTCTGCTTCGTAGATAACTTCCCATTTAAAGTTCTCTTTTCCATATTTCCTTATTGCATTTGAAAAAGCAGTTTTATAACCATATTCATGACTTCTCTCATGTTGACTTTTTCTCACACTTAATGGATGTATTGTCTGTCCAATGTATACTTTATTATTGATAATATTAGTTGCCTTATAAATAATCATTCTTATCACCCAAGACTTAGCTTTCACCGATAGCACTATGTATATACATAGCACACCCTACATTTATAGGTTCACCGCCTTATACTCTATGATATTTCTAACATAGACAGCCTAATTGACCATTTGTTGTTTGCAACGTAGATAATTGATATCTTATAGTTTGAACTCCATCTTTAAGTTCTTTCATCTTAATGTCTTTAGCTAACTTAGTAGCAAGTTCTTCATCATTAAGCATTTCCATATAGTGCTTATATGCTTTATCTTCTGTTACCTTAAGATATTTAGCTAAATGCTTAATAGTAATACTTTGACCACCATATTGATTAGATGAAACTTGAGCAATTATTTGTGTTGCTACTGTACATGCTGTTCCAAAACTCTTAGGCTCTTCAACTAATTTTTCATTAATTACAGTCCCATTAGTAAACATATCTTCTAAGTTTATTAAACAACAGTTAAACATTGGAGATATAGTATAATCCATATCATGCCAGTGAATTGCCCCTTCATCATGAGCTTGAACTATGTGCGCGGGAATAAGTTTTCTTCTTGCAATATCCTTAGATACTTCCCCTGCAATTAAATCTCTTTGTGTTGCAGATACTACAGGATTCTTATTTGAATTTTCCTTCATTACATCTTCATTCTTTTTGCTTAGTAACTCTAATATGCTATCATCAGTAGTATTAGTATTTCTCTTAAACTCTTGTACAGCTCTGTAACCTTCATAAGCTCTTGCAGTTTCAGCTTGTCCGTAGTGAACTAATCTGTCGTACACATAACTTTCTATTTTATAAATAGTTGCTACTTCATCTTGTTTACTAAAATACTTTTCAGCGTCATTTGCTATTAATCTTGCAATATCAGTTAAAAGTATTCCACTACCATTTTTCATCGACTTAATTATAGCTTCTCTTATTTTATTCTTGTCGAACTCTACTGTACTTCCATCCCTTTTAATTACTTTCAATTAATACCACTCCCTAAACTTCAGTATATTTTAAATACTCACTACCAATAAAATAAGTTATTAATTTAAAGGCTAATTATACACTAATCGATATTTATTTTCATAATACTATATGGTCGATTATATTAAATAAACTTTCAAATATATCTTTTTTTAAACTTTTTCTTTAAAATAATACTCATTTTAATTTGTATCATGTAATCCAACTTTTGAGAATTAACATAAAAAAAATAGTGTTTTTATTAATAGTAATAACCTTAAACACACAACATATTGTACTATCTTTTCTTATTAAACACAATATATAGTTTATCGTATTTTAAATAGATTTACTGTATTTTTCTTACAAACACTTTATTTATCTTTATATTTCACTTAATTTCCTATATTATCCTTTTTAACTTTTTTTACTAATTATTCATTCCAACTTTTTTCATTATACTACATTAAATTTTAAAAAACACCTCTTGAA